GGGTGTTGGGCCTTACCGCAGGTCTAGCAACCGCGTTTGTGGGCACATCGTGGATTGACAACATCACGTCGACAACAGCTGCAGTGACCGCAGCTGTAGACTCCAACTTCCTGCAGGAGGCTTGGCAGAGCATTTTTCGTGTTTTGCCAGGCAGCATCTTTGAGATGGCCACAGGTTTTGGTCGTAGCATCAGTCAAACGTCTGGAGCTGCAACCAATACCCCCGTGACGCGTGGCGCTTCAAGTCTCATAGAACTTCTGAGCATTTATGGTTGGTGTGTAGTGGAGGAGCACATCAAACGACGCCATTGGCTGTGGGAAGCCGCTCTCATCGGAACTGAGGCCTGGATGCATGGAATGACCAGGTACTGGCCAACCATGGGTATGCACTTACTTGCTACCCGGTTGCCGGAGAGGCGGGGGATTCTGTTACACACATTGTGGAACTTAGTGGCTGTTCGGCCCGCCAGTTTATGGTGGTTAGTCAATAAGGTCTTTGTACGGGACGGCGCAAGAGATGCTGAAGTGGATGGTACCCACGACAGTTATCACTTTGCGGATGTTAGACCGGTTCCACCCCCAAATGATGTGTGTGTTGACGAGATGGGACTCAGGGACAATGAGCCGGTGGTTGGTAGGAACCGCTTGGTGCATTCCCTTGGTCTCCCTACCTCAGGCATGCTGGCCTGTCAAGAGCCCAGCAAGTCCTGGTGGTGGTTCGCCATCGCCGTTGAGGGAGTGGAGGTCACCCAGTTCCGTTCGTGTGTCTGCAACGAACGTGCGGCCATTATGTCGAGAGTGACGGCCGTGGACAACGCAGAAAACACCATCTGGATTGATTGGTTTTCCAGAGCTCGACCGGTGGGGGTGGTTCCCTGTCCGGATCAGGCAAAGTGGATGGCACATTTGCCAGCACGAGCCCGTGGTTTGGTCGCCCGAACTACATCAACGTCAGTGGTTGACGGTTGGGGTCAGGCTGGCAAGTGTTTTGTGAAACGGGAAAAGGCCGTCACAGCCATCAACGACAAACCAGTCAAGCAGCAACCAGCACCACGCCTCATTCAGGGACGATCGGTAGAAGTCAAAATTGCAACGGGACCCTTTACCTGGGCCTACAGCAAGCGACTTGGCGAAATCTACAACACCGATGGATTGTACCTTT